CTGTATACTAATGCGCAATGGTGAGCGTATGTTTGGTGTACCTTTTTACGTAGGCTCCTCTTTCGAGGGTGAGCCTACACGTCAAGATGTAATCCACGCGCTACTATCTGACCGCCAAACTATCCAATACTCCAGCAAGTTTGAGGAATGGGCAGACGGGCTAGGCTACAACTCTGATAGCATAAGCGACAAGAAACTATTTGATACCCTAGTGGAACAGACAGCAATGCTTGAGTTACACCTAACGAAAATAGAGGTATCACTACTATCAGAACTAATGGAGGATTACTAAGATGTTTAAACGCAAGGTAAAACTAAACACGTACGCAACACTAGATGCACTAATGGTAAGTATGGCAAGTGACGTGACGTATGATGAATACATAATGCTACGAGGAAAGATGGAGGAAAGATAATGGGAGATAGATTTACATTCGGTGTAACCGATAGAGGTGGTGACGTACTATACTTGTACTCACATTGGGGCGGTGCAACATGGGACGAGGACTTAAAGAGCGCAATCTACAAGGCTGCTTTGCACTCCTATAGCCCTGAGCGGGCTAACCGAATTATTATGTCTTCACTTATCGGCGAGCATTGGGATAGTTCTACGGGCTATGCCTTTAGCATCAACCAACCAACCGATACAGAGTATGAGTACATACCTGTCTTAGATTTTAATCGACAAACGATTACATTCTATGAGACTAACCGTAATGCAAGTGGGCTAGGAGATGCGCTACTTAAACTATCCTTGCTTGATTACGTAACCAATAGGGACATTCATTCGCTTATTGCCTACGCAATCAGTGAGTTAGAGGAGGCGAGAGTCTAATGCTGTCCTATGAATTTGATGACGACGAATTACACACAGTGTACGTACAAGAGGCGTACAAATGTGATAAGTGTGGTGACCTTGACCCGTGGCACAGGTGTGAGGGTGGTACACAATGAGCGACAGTGTGCTATGTGATTACGTATGGCAAGATGAGAAAGACGGCTACAACTATTGGGAATGCTCCGACTGTGGCGCATTAGATTCAGAAAAAATAGAGGAGTATGATTTAGATGAAGAGTAATGTGATTAACTATCCTGACTTTGACGGGACAGAGAACTGCTCAGGTATGGGCGCCGACTTGTTCTACGTTGAGTACGGTACCGCTAGCGGTCAAGAGACAGCGCGTTACATTAAATCATTCTGTGACAACTGCAAGAAACTTAGTCAGTGTGCAGAGTATGGCATCAAGCATGAGCGTTTCGGTTTCTGGGGTGGGCTAACACCTAACGCCAGAGAAATGATACGCAGAAAAAATGGTATCACACTGGCATTACCTGAACATCAGGACAGCCAGAGAGAACCATACAAAAAAACAAACGACAAACATTGGGGGCAAGCATAATGGTAATCAGTACAGTAGAAAAAGAAACAGAAGTCTTTGATAACATACACGCAGACATAGAGGGTGACGATGCAAGCCTGTACCTTGGGCACATGCACATGTTCATGAGTCGCAAGACTTTTGAACGACTGCTCTTCACTATGCAGGGTGCATTGTTAGAGGAAGAATTACTAGCAGGGCAGGACAAGTAATGTTTATGGAACTAATGTTTTTCCTTTTAGTTGCAGGGTTTTTGGGCATGAAAGCGTACAAGTTATACATAGAAAACAAGTACCTAACCAAGAACCTACGCAGGACTAATGAGAACCCGTAAGAAAGAACTCTCTGCTATCGCAGACATATTGGAGAAAGAGCACCATGACGTTGAGTATCTAGCAGAGATACTATGGAAAATGATAGACGACATGCGCCGTGACCGTGAGGTGTACGTAGTGGGTGTGAACTATCAAGGTGTCGGTCAGTATCTCTTTGGTGGCTACGAGTCAGAGACTATGGCTATCAAGGACTACGAGGGACGAGGTAACATTCGTGCCCTCAAGACTGGAGATAAAGCGAAGGTGTTCAAACTGCTAGCACCTACCAAAATCTTTGACGATACGCAAGAGTATCAAGGAGATTTATTTGACATAAGGTAAACCTTATGTGTAAAATAAAAGATGTGTCAGGGTTGAGTGGTAGGCTTTTCACCTCCATGTTTCCTTACTACTCCCCTGACACTTTATAACAATTCAATAACACACGGTGTGTTGATTTGACAAGCACCTAAAACATGGACTATAACTTAACAACAACAACACGTGTTCGCAGAAGCGAACGCTAAAACAAGTTAGCCCCTCAAAGGGCTAACACAAACAACTGGTTCGCTAAAGCGAACACGTATGGAGGAATAATGATTATAGTGAATGGGTATGAACTACCCACACATGTCAGTCATAGCCAGATAGGAACTTACAATTCCTGTGGTCACAAGTACTGGTTACAGAAAGCATTGAACACACCAGAGGGACAGACATGGTGGTTAGCAGGCGGTGTTGCCGTACATGAGGCAACAGAAGCCTACGACCGACAGTTATGGGAACGTGAGGGGCGATGAAAGATACCTCCGTAATTCAGGTAAATGATACACTCACAGGTGATACACCTGATGAGTTGTGGTTACAGTACTGGGAATCCAACTTAGCCCGTCAGCGTGGCGTACAGGGGCAGGAAGACACATCCTCGTGGCGTGCTGGTGGACGTGCAACCATAGCCAATCCCAATAAAGAAGACGGTACATGGTGGCAAGCAAACGGTTTAAACATGGTGAACAACTGGGTTAACTTCCGTAACGCACAGCACAACCTAGAACTATGGGTCACACCTCAGGGTATCCCTGCTATCGAACTTTTATTCAGCCTAGACTTGGATGGTGTCTTAGTTAAGGGTGCACTTGACCGCTTGATGGTGCTACCAACAGGGGAACTTGTTGTGTTAGACATTAAGTCTGGTTCACGTATGCCCTCGTCAGACTTCCAACTAGGTATCTATGCCGTTGCTATGGAGCAAATCTTTGGTGTACGTCCCAAGTTTGGGGTATACTGGGATGCACGCAAGGGTGTAACATCAGAGTTAATCAACCTAGATAAGTGGACACGTGAGAGTGTCTCCGAAATTGTAGGCATGTTTGACAAGGCACGAAGGGCTGGTATATTCTTACCGAACTTCGACCACTGTAAGATGTGTAACTTTAAGAACGATTGTAAGTATCAGAATGGAGACAAGTAATGGAAAAGAACTATGTAGTTAATGTTAAGACAGCCAAGGGTACGATTGTCACAGCACGTGGTGACACGGCAGAGGAGTTAATCAACAACATCAACGCACTAATTGCACAAGGTGCAGATAGTGCTATCGCTACACTTGAAGCATCACTAACTGGTGGTCCACGTGTACTAGCAAGTGACCCTGTCGCTCTCGTACAGGCAGCACTTGGTGGTGAGGTTGTTGCTGAGGTACCAGCCTTTGCACCTAAGGCACCACCTGCATCTGCCATACCTGCATCGTCAGGATATGACAAGGCTTGCATCCATGGCACCATGGTAAAGCGCACAGGTAGCGGTGCTAAGGGTGAATGGAAGGGTTACTTCTGCCCAACACCTAAGGGTACAGCAGACCAGTGCTCTGCCGTGTTTGCTAACCGCAACACACCAGAGTGGAACAGTTTCTAGTATCGGATACTAGGAAAACACAACTAAATAAAGGTTCGTCCTGCTGGAGGGGAAGCCAGTCAGTACGGATAGGGGTGCAGGTCAGAAAGCCTGTATGTGGTGCAAGTCTACACACCTCACGCTCAACAAGGAGGAACATAATGAAAACATTAAGCCGTTCGGTAGGACGTTCAGACATTGGTGGCGAGCCAATGCCTGCGGTATTTCGTACGTTTGAAGATAGCAATATTATCTTTAGACGCTCAGAGGTATCACTCATAGCAGGTACACCTGGTGCAGGTAAGTCAACACTTGCCTTAGCACTAGCCTTGCGTATGCAAGCACCAACCCTGTATGTATCGGCAGATACCAATGCCCACACCATGGCGATGCGTTTGTATTCTATGATTGAGGGTGTGTCACAGACAGATGCAGAAAAAATTATCTCCGAGCAACCTGAGGTAGCCAAGCGTGCGTTAGCACAGGCACGGCATATCTACTGGTCATTCGATTCATCACCTAGTCTTGCTGACTTGGACGATGAGGTCACTGCACTAGAGGAAACGCTAGGCGATAGCCCTGCACTAATCGTTGTTGATAACTTAATGGACATCAACATGGATGGCGGTGAGGAGTTTGGTGGTATGCGTAGCGCACTAAAGGAACTCAAGTATCTTGCCCGTGATACCAATGCTGCTGTTGTGGTACTACACCATACCAAAGAAGGTTACGCAGGTAACCCGTGTCAACCACGTGCGTCAGTACAGGGCATGGTTAACCAACTACCTGCCCTTATCCTTACAGTGGGACAACAAGA